CAGGTTCATGACAAAGCCGCTGGGCTTGATGGGCGCGGCGGCCGTGCGCATGAAGATGCTGGCCGTGGTCCAGTTCTGGCGCACGGTCCACAGGCTCTCGACCACCAGGTCCGTGGCTGGGCCGTCGACCAGATAGTCAAAGATGCGCGCCACGCCACTGGAGTAGTCCAGCGCGCCGGCCACGATGCCCAGCGAGCTGGACGTACGGTCGCGCACAAGCACGCCGTCGTAGTCCTCGTAGACGTGGCCCATCCAGCGGAAGCGCACGCTGCCCGGCACGATGTAGTCGGTGGTGTAGGGGCACAGGTCCAGCACCACCGGCTCGGGCGTGAAGTTCATGACGTGGTGCTGGGCACTGGCGAAGTCCTCGGCATAGGTCACCGTCACCGTGCTGGCCGCCAGCAGCTCCTCACTGACCGTGGTGTCGCTGCGGTCGCCGCCCTTGGACACCGTGGAGAGGCTGGGGTCGCTGCCGCCGCCACCCATGGTGGTTTCTTCGAAGCTCTGGGCGTTCTCGTAATCGCTGTTGTAGCCCTCGGTCTTGCTGTCCAACTGGACGAACTTGATGTTCAGGAATTTGCCCGGGTAGTTGATGGTGCCGTCCGGGCCGAACGTGCCCTGGCCGTCATCGGTCAACAGGTGGCGCACTGTGTCCTGGGTCTTGCTGGTCTGGTAGCTGGACCGGCTGTGCGTGGACGATGAGCTGGCCGATGTCTTGGTGGTCTGCAAGACGATGCCAGAGGAAACTCCTGCCATGGTTTTTCTCCCTTGTTTTGATCAGGCGCCCCAGCGCCGGTATTCCACACCGCCGATGGACTTGACGCCCGCCGTGTACTCGGCATCCGTCCAGACCACGCCATCGACATCGGGCGGCACGTACTGGTTGCCCGTGGGCGAGCTGGTGGCACCGACCTCGATGTAAACGGACCCGCCGCTGGCTCGCGCCCCGCCCTGGGCCATGTACTTGCCCGTGGTCGAGCCATCGGACAGCGGCACGCGCGAGGTGATGACGGGCGCAGGCGCCGGGGGCACCTGGGGCAGGTAGCTGAATTTGCCGCTGCCGCCGTTCTTGGAGGCCGAAGTGCCACCGGATGAGGCGCCGGAGCTGGCCGAGAGATTGCGCACGGTGATCCATCCCACGGACACGGTGCCGGGCGCAGGGATGGTGTCCAAGGTGATCGCACCGTAGCCGCCTGCGTCGAGGACGACCGAGACGTTCTTACTCACCGTCACGGCATAGTCGTACTCGATGGCGAACTGCCCGCCTGCGTCGATCATGAATTGCGGGCGCAGCAGCAGCGCGGCCGAGGCGTAGTTGATCTCACCCGTGGCCGCGCCCTGCAGGTCGCCCTGGCCATTGTCCGTGGCCGTGCGCAGCACGCCGCCTGAGGTCCACTTGATGACCAGAGAGCCCGGTTTGATGCCCTGGTGCGGCAGGCGCATGGCGTGCTCGGGCAGCCGCCAGCCCGTGGCGCTGGAGCGGTTGACGAAGGCCGAGGCCTCGCCCCACTGGAAAATAATGGAACTGCCCACATCAGGCAGCGCAGGCAGCGTCACGGACACCGAGCCGTTCGCATAGTTGACAGTGCCCACGGCCGAGCCGGTCAGTTCGCCCTGACCGTTGTCGGATGCGGTGTACCAGACGCCCATCACCTGGAACGAGACCACCAGGGTGTTCGGCGCCGGAAATGGCTTGAGGATGGCCACCCAGCTGAAACTGCGGTTTTCCTGGCCGACCTTGATGCGGCGCGTGTGCGGCGCATTGGGCACGCGGATCTCGCGCGGCGAGGTTGCGAGTACCAGTTCTCGCACGCCGGCCGGGCGCTGGTCCAGTGCCGCGGTCTCGGTTCGGGAGTTGGGCACCAGCTGGGTGTAGATGCTGGCAACGCGTAGCATGCTCTCGCCCAGCTGCACAGCCGCCGTCACCGGCTGGGCGCCGTAGAAGCTGGCCGCATCCGCGACGGTGGTGTCCCGAATGCGGGTCTTGCTGGCGTCCATCGCGTAGCCCCGGTTCGGCGGTGATCCGGGGAAGGCGCTGCGCAGCCTGGGGGTGATTTCGCACGTAGTGACACTGGCCGTGTAGTCGGTGTAGCCACCGCTGGACGAATAGCTGAACTGCAGGGTCTCGGTCTCGGCGCGCAGCACGCGCACGTACTGCAGCACTTGGCTGGCCAGCCCCTCGTTGTAGACGAGGATCAGCGTGCGGCCGATGGTCGGCGCCGGCGTGCCGGGCCGGTGGAATATCTTGATTGAAGCCTGGCCCTGGACGTGGTTCTCCAGCAGATAGCCCCCCCACTCCGTGCCTGGGATGAGGTAGGCAGCGATGGCCGCAGCGATCTCCGAACGACGCGCGAACACGCCGCAGGGCGCGATGGTGATGGACACATTCGGGTCGTTGGGCACGGCCGAGACAATGATGTTGGTGTCCATGAGCGGCTCGGTCGTCGGGGTCTGCACCGCCGCATGCACCTGGCGGATGGACACGTCGCCGCCGGCCCGGTCGACCTCGGTGATGTCCTCGAAGACGCCATTGCTCTTGCCCCAGGGGATGACATTGCCCGTGGGGCCGCCGCCGCCGTTGGCGTCATCGGTCATCACCTTGGATTCGAGCAGGCGGATGTCGCCGTCTTTGATGGTCATAGGGTTTCGCTCGCTTCGATAAAGCGCAGCACAAGGCTGCAGTAGTAGTCCTCGTCTTCGGGATCGCTGTATTCGATGACCGACTGCATCGCCATGGCGCGGGTCTGCTCGGCATCACCGTGGTCGAAGACGACCTCGAATTCCTCGGCCAGGATGCGCAGCGTCATGCGCAGCCCGGGAATGCCGGACCAGGCCTTGAGCGTGCGCAGCGTGGCGCGTGAGATCCACGCGCTATCGCCGTCGCCCTGAAGCGTGATCGGCTGGCCCCCGTTGCGGGCCATGGCATCGATGACCAGCGTGCCAAAGATGCCGCGCTCGGTCTTCTGAGAGACCTTCGACCAGGTCAGCTCATCCACCCAGATCAGGTCACGCGGCAGCTCCAGCACCTGGGCGCCGTTGGACAAATAAATGCTCATGAGGTCAGGCTCCCAACTGGATCTTTTGCTGCTCGATCACGCGCAGCACCTCACGGGCCAGCGCCTCGATGGACTGCTGGCCCGTCAGGTTTGTGGGAACGGGGTAGGCCATGCTGTTGCCGATGTAGATGTTCACGATGCGGTCGATGCGCCCGCCACTACCACCACCACTACCGCCGCCGCCTTCCCCACCGCCGCCAGTACCGCCGCCACCAGCCCCGCCTTCGGCCTTCTTCTTGGCGGTCTCCATGGCTTCGCGGATCTTCAGCGCGTCAAGCTCCCGGTCAAACTCGAACATGGTGAGATCGCGCATGTAGTTGCCCAACTGACCAGCCGTTGTACGGAACGGGTTGTCGCGCTCGTACTGCTCCAGCCATGCCTGTTTCCAGGCCTCGGCCTCCTCCCGGCTGTTGAACGTGGGCACAAGATCCTGGGCAGCGGTTGTGCCCCTGTTCATGTACTTGGAGTCGTCGAGCTCGCGGTTGCGGTTGTCCTGCCTCTGCTGGAAGGCTGCGCTTAGCATCTGCCCCTGCTTGACCAGTTGCTGGACCTTGTCGGAGACCTTGTCTGCCTCGATGCCCATGCTGCGCAGAACGTCTGCAGCGGTGCGCCCCAGATCCTTGAACTGATCGCCGGCCGACTTGGCCGAACGGCCAATGTCCCCGACTGACTTGAGGGTCGCGCGACCCGCATCGTCGACCTCAATCTTGAAGCCGCGTACTGAAGCTGCCGACTTGACCCATTCGGGCGCAATACCCTTGTTTGCCGCGATCGCATCTTCGGCCGCTTTTTTGAAGCCTTCACTCAGCTCCCGCGCGCTCGCCTTGCCGGAGGACACCATGAAATCAAAGGCAGAGCGTGAGCTGGTCGCCACTTGCTTGAGCGCCTCATCGGACGTGACGCCCAGCGCCTTCATGGCCTCGCGCAGGCTGTTGATGCCGGGCTTGGCCTTGTCCAGGGCATCGGACAATTCCACCGCCTTGGTCTTCGCCTGGTCGAGGAGTCCGTCCGCCACCTTGTCGCCCAGGACCTTGCGCAGCTGCTCGACGCGCACGCGCACCTCGTCGAGGGCCTTCTGGCTGTCGGCGGTGTTGATGGCTTTGACCAGGCTGGCCTCGAGCACGCGGCCGGTGTCAATACCCTGCTGCTTGAGGCGGTCGAGACCCCGGATCACGACATCAAGATCATTCAGCGCGCTGCGCGACGCCTTGCCAATGCCGCCCTCCAGCGCCGTGAACTCCAGCCCCGTGCGCTGCACGGCTGCCCGCAGGACGTTGTCCATCATCTCGGCCACGCGCTCACCCTCGCGCGTGGCCGCCGCGAGGGCACCCTGCAGGCGTTGGCGCAGACCGTTGACGACTTCCTCAGAGGCGCCCGACTTGATGGCGTCTTCGATCTGCTTGCCTAGCTTCTTGGCCTCGCTGCCCGCCGTGGCAAAGGCCTGGCGCGCAAGGATCTCGAACTTCATGAGATCCTGCCCGTCCAGCGCCTTGGCCCAGGCGCCCTGGAATTCGCTCGCGCTGATCTTTCCGTCCGCGACCAGCTTGTCCAGCACGGCCGAGGCGTTGCGGATGCCCGGCGCCGATCCCAGATCAAAATCCTTACCGATCTTTGCGATGGCCTCGGCCGCCGTATCGCCCTCCTTGCGCAGCTTGTCAAACTGGCCGATCAGTCCCGTCGACTCCTTGCTGAGGTCAAAGCTTCGGTTGCGGACTTCCTCGAGGGCCACAGCCTGGCGGCGTAGCGCCTCGGCATGCTGCTTGGCGGCTTCCTCAGACAGGCGCGACTGGCGCTCGGCCTCTTCCAGCGACTTGCCGTAGCCCATGGCCTTTGCAGCGGTCTCGCCCAACCACACGCCCAGGCGCTGAATCTCCGGCGCCAGAAACGTCAGCGCGACGCCCAAGCCCAGCGGGCCGCCCAGCAGGCCGGTGAGCGCGCCCACGCCTCGGCCCAAAAGGCCCACATTTCCAGTTGCCGAGGCCGCTGCTGCAGCAAAGCGTCCCTTGGCTGCCGCCGATGCGTCGAGGGCAGCCGTGGTCTGCGCCGTCTGCCGCTGCAACTCCCCCTGGCTGCCATTCACGCCCTTGAGGGCATTGCCCAGCTCACCCCAGGACTTGGCATTCGCTGTCTGGGCGGCGGTACTGGTGGCGGAGGCCGCAGCGTTTGCAGCCTGGGCCGCCGCACTGGCGTTGACAGCGATGGCATTGGCACGGTGCGCGGCCGTGTTGGCGGTCGTGGCCACGCTATTGGCCTCGACCGCCTGGGTGGCCGCGATCGTCTTGGCGGCCCAGCCTGCAAACCATTCGGCGATCTTGGCGATCTGCATGGCGCCCCAGACCTTGCCCGCCATCGTCAGCGTGTTGACCAGGATGTCGAGGTTGCCGGCCAGGGCGTCGATGACCTTTGCAGCGTTCGTGCTGCTGATCAGCCCCTTGTCGGCTGCGCCCACATACAGGGTCCACTGCGTGGAAAGATTCTGCAGGGCACGGCCCACGGTGGGCGGCAGCTTGCCGTACTCGCGCGCCACGACATCTGCCTGGCCCTCCAGGGCCTTCATGACGGTTTCCGCCGTCAGGGCGCCCTGCCCGGCCATCTCCCGCAGCTCGCCCGTGGTGACGTTCAGGCCCTTGGACAGCGCCTCGGCCAGGCGCGGAGCCTGCTCCATGACCGAGTTGAATTCTTCGCCGCGCAACACACCTGACTGCAGGCCCTGGATCAGCTGTGTCAGCGCAGCCTTGGCGGACTCGGCTGCACCGCCCGACAGCTGCGTGGCCTGGTTGATGGTGGTCGTCAGGCGCAGCGCCCGCTCCTGCGCGGCGGCTGCAGCCATGCCGCCCTCCTGCGAGGCTTTGGTCAGGCGCGCGAACAGGTTGCCGGTTTCCTCCAGCGAGCTGTTTGTCGCCAGGGCCACGCGCTGCACGCCGCCGAAGGACTTCTCGAACAGTGGGCCTTCACCCGTGGCGAGCTTGACACGGGCCTCGAGGTTCTTGAATTCGTCGGCCGTCGCGCCCACGTCCTTGATCAGACCCCCGAAGTAGCCACCGCCAATCGCCAGCGTGGCGATCTGCTGGATGCGCTGCAGCTGCGCGCTGATCGATGACATGCCCTCGCGCAGCGTGCGCTGGTTCGCTGCCTGCACCTGGGTGGACTGCGACGATGCTGCAGCGGCCTGCTGGTAGGCCGGCGCCATTGCAGCCACGGCCTCGCGGACTTGCTGGACAGCGCCCTGCAGGTTTCGCTCCTGAGCAGTCAGGTTCGTGGTGCTCAGGCCCACGGCCTGCATCTGGTCCCGAACGGCGGCCAGTGTGCCGTTCTTGACGCGCAGCTCGCTCGACAGCTTCGCGGCGCTGCCGATGGCCAGGTCATATTCCTTGCGCAGGGCAGCCTCGGCGTTCTGCGCCGTAGTCGCCGCCTGGGCCGCTTCGCGCTGGCCGGCCTGCTGAGACTTCAGCTCGGCGGTCGCAGCCTTGATGCCGTCCTTCAGGCCCGCAACAGTATTGCGGTAGTCGTCCGTGCGCCTGGCTGTACCCGTGGTCTCATCGCGCACGGCCTTGAGGGCGTCTTTCTTGCGCTGCAGTTCGGCCTGGGCCTGCTGGGTGGCAGTCGTTGCTGTCTTCTCGGCGGTGGCGAGTGTCTGCGTTTTGCCGCCCGCTTCCTGCAGCTCGTTGCCCAGGCGATCGACGGTGGAGACGGCTTTTTCAAACTCCTGCGACAGAGACTGCGTCTGCAGCTTCAGTGCCCCGAATTCGTTCAGCGCCCGCTGCTTGGCGCCCAGCGCCTCGAGGGCCTGGGCTGCGTCCTGGGCGCTTTTCTGCAGATCGCCCTCGAGCACATCCCCGACATCCCGCAGCGTCTTCGCCAGTTGCTCGGCATCGGCCTCGCCCTTGACGGCGGCTTCGATGTCGTATTTGATCTTTGGGTCAGCCATGTTGGCGCTCAGAGGTCAGGTGATGAGAGGATTGATCTGGTGCATCGCACTGGTGTGCGCGGGATTGCCGCTGGCCCTGCTGGGCCTGTGGCTGGATTCCGAGCGCCTGATGGCGATCGGCGCCGGGGCCATCGCCACCGTGGTGGTGGGATGGCCGGTGCTGCTGCTGATGGGCGCGGTACAGACGTCTGCACCGCGCCGCTGATCAGTCGCCTGCGGTCGGGAAACGGACCTCGTAGCCTTCGGTCTTGCCCGCCGGCGTGACGATCTTCCCGGTCAGGGTGATTGCCGAGTAGTCCGAGCCAAGGAAGTCGAAGCCGTTGTTGGCGCCCAGCACGCATTCGTGAACGTCCACCTCGATCGGCGAGCCGTCCACCATGTTCTTTCCGTCGAAGCGGGCCTGGCAGCGCACCTGGGTAACACGTCCGCCCAGGATCTTCTTGCCGTCCACAGCAGCATAGGTGCCTGTCAACCGTACCGTGTCGTCCTTCGCAGGCGCCCCATTCGTTGCCAGAATGCGGATCTCCCCGCGCAGCCAGTTGACTTCGTAGTGGGTGCCAAGGACATAGTCATCCCCAGCTCCTGCGGGCTTGACCGCGAAGCCCTGGTCGCTCAGATTGCGTTTACCCACAGGCAGCCAAACGCCCACGGCGCTGACAACAAAGTTCTGGTCGGTCAGCGTGCCCGAACCCTGCGTGACCGTTTCCACAAGGCCTTGGAACTGCATGGCCATGGCAGCAACGCTGGCGGCCGACAGTTCGACGGTGATCTCGGTGGGCTTGGGCAGCACCACCGACGCCCGGGCCTGGCCGTAGTCGAGGTGGGAGCGGGATTCGGAGACCTTCTCCTCGAAATTGGGCTTGATCTCGAACTTGTCGGCGTCGAGCGATTCGCCGAAACCGTCATAGGCCTGAGCGGCCGTATTCCAGATGTTGAGCGAGACAAGGCCCCCGGCCAGGATGGCACGTGCTGTGGTGGACATGGTGATTTCCTTCCAAAAAAAACGAAACCCGCTCAAGGCGGGCAATCTGCTGAATCGATCCGACGCCTATGTCGGATCGCGGTAGGCGAGCGTGAACAGGCCCAGCACCAGCGCCCCGCCCACGTCGATGTTTTCGAGCTGGTAGCGCACCTCGCCCTCGGCCATGCCGCCGCCCTCGATTTCGATGCCCATCTGCGTGAGCAGCGGCATGCACTCGAGCACGGCACGCTTGGCGACGCGGTAGTCGGCATGGGCCTGCTCGCGTGCGGCTTCCACCCGGCTGATGACACCGAGGGAGAATCCGTAGGAGCGTCGGGGACGCTGGCCGGGCTGATCGCCCCTGGGCTTGTCCGCCTGGTCCTCCACGAACAGCACCCGCCCGCCTGTCTTCAGGTCGGCAGCGGCCAAGGGGTTGTCGCGCAACACAGCACCCTGCAGACCTGGGGCGGCCTGCAGCGCCTGGTAGATGGTGCGTCCGATCACGAAAGGCGCGCCATAGCGCAGCACGTCAGGATGGGGCTGGCTCATGGCTGCACGCTGCCCAGCAGCGCCTCCATCTCAGATCCATCGTTGACGCGCTTCGGCTCGGCCAGTACTCGAAAACGGTCGCCGACCCGCACGCCGATGGTGGGCTCATCGGCCAGCATGATCAGCACATCGCGCTCGAGCAGTTCGTGCATCGAGGGCAGCCGCAGCGTCCTCTCTGCGGCGAAGACCCGGCCATCCAGGGCCTCGTCGTCTATGACGCCGAGAATCCCTGCGGCCGAGCCCACGACTGCGCCCTGTCGCTCGATGGAGAACGTCAGGGCGAAGTCGTCGCCGTAGAACACCTCGCGCAGGTCGCGGTCGAGGTCCAGCATGGTCAGGCCTTCCCGCCCTTGGCCTTGTCGTCAGCGAGGCGTTCGGCTTCGGCCTTCTCCGCAGCAGCCTTCTCGGCAGCCTGGCGCTCGGCCTCGGCCTGCTCCGCAGCAGCCTTCTCGGCAGCCTGGCGCTCGGCTTCGGCCTGCTCCGCAGCAGCCTTCTCGGCAGCCTGGCGCTCGGCCTCGGCCTGCTCCGCAGCAGCCTTCTCGGCTGCCTGGCGCTCGGCTTCGGCCTGCTCCGCAGCAGCCTTCTCGGCCACCAGGCGCGCGGCTTCGGCCTTCTCGGCTGCAGCACGGGCTGCGTCGATCGCTGGGTCCTCCAGCACGCCCAGCGCGACCAGGGCCGCGCCCTCGTCGGCCTTGAGCGTGATGGGGCTGCCCACGCTGTGGCGCTTCCCGTCATGCTTGACGGGCGACAGTACGGTGTACTTCGGCATGGCCGTTACGCTGCCGCGCCCTGGAACAGGAAGCCCGCTGTGGCGCCGACCAGCTCGGGGCTGTAGGCGTCGGAGACGGGGTAGTACCACGTCTGCGTGTTCTTGTCGAAGTACGGCTCTTCGACTTGGGGACGGTCCTTGAGCTGGTACGTGTAGCCGTAGTTCGGCGAACCCCGCTGCTGCATCGAGGCCGGCGTGGTGTAGGCCAGGATGGCGTCCAGGCCCCACATGTCCTTGAATTCGCTGCCCTCGTAGTAGGTGGCTTCGCCTTCGACGATGCGGTCGATCTCCAGCAGGCGCTGCAACTGCTCGATGGTCGCCGGCACGCGGTCCACCGTCACGCTGATGCGGTCCAGGATCTTGGGGTGGTTGCGCAGCGCCGACAACACCCGGGGGCCAACGGTCATGACATTCGGCTTCTTGCCGATCTTCTTGCGGATCACTTCCTTGGCCTCGTTGACATCCTCGGCTGGGTTGCTGTTGGGGTCGGTCCACTTGCTGGAGCCGGACAAGGCCGTCTTGTTTTCCGTGGGGTAGTTGGCAGGGTTGCGAGCCAAATCGGCGGCGAGCTTCTCGCGCTCATTGGCCATCACGTCCTGCACCGTGTTGACCGCCATGGCGCCCATGTCGATGCCGGGAACGGCCTGTGCTTCCTCTTCATTCTCGATGGGGACCTGGCCTTCCAGGCGGTGATCCACCAGCGAGTACTTGCCCTTGGCATAGCCCAGCTGGATGCGCTTGGTGTTTGCACCGGGCGCACGTGCCGTGTTCACCAGGCGAAAGCTCTCAGGGCCGAAAACCAGGATAGTGCCGGCTCGCTGGCCGACCTGCACGATGGGGAACAGAATGCTGGCGATCTTGGCATTTGGCGAGCCGTAGCCCCGCGCCACCTCGGTGAGGATGGGATCGACGACGCGGAGATCGGAAAGGTTGGGTTGCGGCATGAGTTTCTCCAGAGAGTGATTCAGGGATGGGATGGATCAGGCGGCAGCGCTGACCAGGCCGGCGGACGGAACCAGCAGCACCTCGATGCGCTCGCCCGCTGCGGCAGCTGTGCCGAGCGCTCGGGCCACAGGGCTCTTGCTGCCCACGGTCAAAGGCACGACGCGGCCCTGCGCATCGACCATGAGTGCAGCGTCCAGGGAGATGGCAGCGCCCGCCTCGACGATGGAAGTGCCCTGCACATCGACGGGCAGCAGATCACCGGCCTGGGCTGCGCTGGTGCGCGTGACACCGAAGGCAACGCCGCCGGCGGCGGGATAGCCGCCGGACTGCGTGACGAAGCGTTCGGCCGAGACGGCGGCGCTGGCCACCACGGTGAGGGTCAGAGTGGAAATGTTCCCGGAGGGCATGTTGTGCTCCTAGTGAGGGGGTTGACGATCCGGGCGCTCAGCTGGCGTAGCCCAGTTCCTTGAGCGCGGCGACGAGGCTGATGCCCTGCTCCTTCGCCACGGCCTTGGCCTCTTCGACCTGCTGCGCCTTGGTCTTTTCGCCCTTGTCGGCCGGGGCGGCGCTGCCCTTGGCAGCTGGCGGCGCATCCTGCTTGTGGGCCTCGATGGCAGCAGCACGCAGCGCCTTCTCAGCGCCCAGCACCGCCAGGCTGGCGTCGGCAGCCGAGGTCTTGCCGTCGAAGGCCAGGCCCTGCAGCAGTTCCTCGTGGCCGGGCAGGCCCTCGCCCACGGCCAGGACCGCCTTGATGCGGTCGCGCTCCTGGGCAGCGCCCAAGACGATGAATTCGGCCTTGATGGCCGCGAAGAGGGGGGCGTGGTCCTGCTCGAAAGACGCACGCGTGATGGAATCGGACATTGCTGTTTCCTTTGGATCACGGGTTGAGGTTTTGTCTTTGGGCGCAGCACCGGCGCTTGCTGACGGGGCCACCGGCTTGATCACGGCCTTGCGGCGCGATGCGAACTCGGTGGGATCTGCGGCCATGCGGTCCAGCAATGCGTCGAGGGTGGAGACACCGTCCACCAACCCCGCATCGATGGCCTGCTGGCCACGGAACACGCGGCCATCGGCCATGTGCTCGAGAACTTGCTCGGCGCTGACGCCCCGGTTACGCGCAACGTCGTCCACGAACAGCGTGTAGACGTAGTCGACGTCCGCCTGGACAACGGCCCGGGCCTCATCGGACAGGGGCTCGTTCGGCTTGGACAAGCGCTTGTATTTGCCCGCTGTGATGCTTTCCTGCTGCACGCGAGACGAGGGGTCGAACTCGCGGTCCACCACCACGCCGATGCTTCCCACGCTGACGACAGAGCCGCTGACAAAGATGGCGTTGGCGCCGCTGCCGGACCACATGCCCGCGCTCAGCAGCATCTCGCTGGCGTGCACGACCAGCGGCTTGATGGCACCGGCATCGTGGATGGCCTGGGCAAACTCCGGCACGCCGATCACGTTGCCGCCGGGCGTATCCATCGCTACCACGATGCTGCGCACCCGCGCGTCTGCCAGGGCGCTTTCGATCTGCAGCGTGGCCTGCCGGGTGCTGATGCCGCCCGACACGCGCATGAACAGGTTGGCCTTGGGGGCCATCACACCGGACAGCTTCAACAGCGCCACACCGCCGGGCAAGACCTCGTACTCCTGCTGTTCGTGCGCCAGCGGCCGGCCCAGCCGGGCCTCGATGGCGTCAAGGTCCAGCTTCTCGCCGCGCAGATGCATGGCGTAGATGCCCTGGATCTCCCGCAGCATGCCCGGCTCGATGGCCCAGGCGCCAAGGATCATGTCGTGCAGCGTCATGGTGTCAGCCTCCCCTGCTCGGCCCGCTGCTCAGGTAGCGGTTCACATCGTTCATGGACTTCTGCAGATCCTTGACGTCGCGTCGGATGTCCGTCAGCGTTTCCTTCATGCGCGAGTCCTGCTCGCGCATGCGCTCGATGGCAACGGTGGCCTGGATCTCGGTGACGCTGACGCGCTTGTCCAGCGTGCTGTACGCAGAAAAACCGGCCACCAGAAAGCCGACGAAGGTCAGCATGTGACCGAGGTTGATCGTCGGGTCGAACACCATGCGGCGGCGGTGGTGGTGGGACTCGGTCAAGGGGGCGAGATCAGTGCTCATTCCTGCTCCTGGGGGGCTTGTTTCGGAGGGGTTGTTTTGGGTTGCTGGGGCGCCGCAGCGCCGGCCTTGGGCGTGGGCAGCATTCCGTCTTTGACCAGTCGCTCGTACTCGGCCAGCTTCTGGTCGTAGGTCTCATCCCATCCGCTGCCGAACAGTTCCCACTCGGCACGCTCGCGAGTCATCAGCCGCGCGTCGATGGCCTCGACGTAGGCCTCCACCTCGGCCTTGGGATCGATGCTGCCCATGCTGTCGCCCGGCCATGCGGCCCGCGTGTAGGCCCAGCGCAGCAGCGGGTCGGCAAAGAAGCCCGGCGCGGGCACGCGGCCAATGGCCACGGCTTCGGCCAGCCAGGTCTCGAACACGGGTTGGCAGAAGCTCAGCGAAAGCCAGTAGCGCACGCTGCGGAAGTACACCCAGGCATCCAGCAGCGCGGCCTTGCTCGCGGAATAGCTGGCGTTGAATTGCTTGGTCAGCAGCTCGAAGGGAAGGCCCAGGGCGATGCCCATCTGCTTGATGACGGCCTGGATGAAGGGCTCGAAGTTCGGATTCGGCCGCACCGGGTTCACCATTTGGACCTTCTCGCCAGGCTGCAGGCCTATGACCGCGCCCTGGCCCAGGGCGATGTCGGCCGGGGCCTCGGAGTGGGTCGAGCTGGTGCCGTCGAATACCGGCGCCGCGTTGCCCCCTGGTGCTTCGATGAACACCGTGAGGTAGGCGGTTAGCACCGCCGCCATGATCTCGGCCTCGGTGTAGCGCGAGATCTGCTTGATGCAGTCGATGATGGGCGCCAGGTAAGGCACGCCCCGGGGCATGCCCGGGCGTAGGCAGCGGAAGTGGTGCAGCATGCGGCGGCGACCGCTGCGACCCAGGCGTTCGATCCATTCGCCCCTGTACGCGCCACCCACTGCCGGCAAGCCGCTGCCCGGGTGCTTGTCGTACAGGTGGTAGGCCTCTGGTGCACCGTGAGCGTTCAGGCGTACACCGCCGGCGACGGTGTCACTGTCGGCCTTGCCACCGGGGTTGCCGACGCGATCGGCTTCCAGCACCTGGATGCGCAGCTCGTAGGGCTGGGTGGCCGTGCGCTCGCCATCAGGCAGCAGCGAGAAGCAGTCGCCACTTTCCAGCGCCGACCGCAGCACCAGAGCCTGCAGCTGGTAGAAATTCTGTTTGCCCTCGATATCGCACTCGGTGCTGTCGGCCCACAGGCTGAATTCCTGCTGCACCTTGGCTTTCCAGGCCAGCGCGCGATCGCGCGACCAGCCCAGCACCGCCAGATTCGGCTGCGCGCTGAGCGCCAGGCCTGTGCCCACGACCCGGTCGATGTTGGTGTTGATGGCACCCACGGCGATGGGGCTGGTGCGCGCCAGCTCGCGCGAGGCGCCACGCTGGAAAGGCAGTTGGCGCATCGTGTCCGACCGAGCATCCCGGGGACGCGGGCTCCAGAAGCGGCGTGGAGAGGCAGAACCGGCGGATGGCATCTCGCCGCCCATTGCCTGCATTGCCCCCAGCGTCTGGATCTTGGCGCGGGACAGCGCCCTATCGGCCGCCCAGCCCGGAGCCACCGCTGCAATCGCGCGGTCAAGCAGATTGAGTTCCATGGCGGTTTACCGGGGCGACAGGTAAGCGACGCGGCGCACGCGGCCGGCCCGGCCCTGCAGGCGCTCAATATTGGCGCGGCACTGCTCAATGCCTGCGCGAACCTGCTCGAGATCGGCGCGGCGGTTGCGCCTGGCGGTCTGTCCGTTGCCGATCATGTACTCCTGCGAGTTCAGGATGCGTTGCTCGGCGTCGAGATAGGACTGCAGGCGCTCGCGCTCCTGCGTCAGCTCAGTGGCGGCATCAGTCATTACCAAGATCCTTTGGATTGCAGGTCGGCGATCGCACGCTCGAACTCGGGGCGGAAGCGCGCCAGCGCCACACGCTGCACGGTGCCGCTGAAGTCGAGCCGAACCGAGTAGTCCGGCGCGTCGCTGGTGAAGACGAACAGGGCGCGCAGGCGCTTGCCCTCGCGCCGCCAGATGCCGTCAGGCCGAACACCGCCCTGCGGCTGGCCTACGAACATGTCGTTGGCCAGGCGCCGGCCCTTGCGCAGCTTGGCACCCGTGGCACGGTCGCGCGTGGAGCTGGCGGCGCGGATGCCCTTGAGGGCGTTGAGGATGGTGCGAACCTGGGCGCCGCTGACGTTGCCGTAGGCATCCAGCTTGGCTGCTGCTCCAGGCATGGCGTACTGCGTGGGCGACAGCACGCCCTGGTAGCGCAGGGCCATCTCCAGGCCCTTGTGCTTGCGCACGCCGCCCTCGACCTCGGGGAACAGGAAGTTTTCCGGGGCGACGCCCGGGGCATGCGCGCCGGTCTTGACCATGACGCGCGCCATCAGGTTGTCCTTGTTGGCAGGCTCGATGCGCAGCGCGTTGAGCGTATAGGGCACGGGGTTGGAGAACACCTTGCGCATCTCGGCCGGCAGATCCTCGGTCTGCGCCTGCTTGGCGCAGCGGGTAAGCGCAGTGGCCGCCGCATAGGGGATCATGCGCGACGGCACACCGCGCACGGACGCGATCACGTCAGCGATCGAGGCGCCCGTGCGTTGGATGGAAAGCATGAATGAAGGCTCCAAAACAAAGCCCCCGACTCCTTTCGGAGACCGGGGGCTGATACCGACTTTCGCTGCTGCGGTTGGGTGTCGGGAGGGTGTTTTCTGCCTCAGGCGGATTTTTTAGACCTACCTGAATTGATGCCAATTTTGGGCCAAAGTGTCATATCAAAGCGAGGCCTAAATTGTCATATCCAGAGCTGACACTTTAATCCTTGACTTCTGCGCTATTGCCTGGATTCCATTCCTCAAGAATGGCCTGTGACGCAGAGTAAAGCCGCTTTCGGAACGAGGCCAACACCAGGTAGTAGTGCTGGCGGCTGATCTCCAGCGCAGAGGCGGCGACCTTCACGGGCGTGACCCGATGCACGTAGTAGAGGTCGAACACCCGCTTGTCCAGCGCATCCGGCTGGCACTGGTATGCCAGGTGGAAGGCCGCCAGCTCAGCGCTGCAGGCAGCGTTCGGCCCATCTGTGCGCAGCGGCCTGGTGCGCGCACCGCTGAGCTGGCCCAGGATCGACCCCATGCTCGGCGATGGCCCGTAGAAGCGCCGAGTGGCTTTCCAGGCCACCCAGCGCTCGCACAGCTGGTCCAGGTTCTGCTGTTCATAGTCGGCGTGAGGCTCGGCCTCATCGTCCTGGCCGGGCGCGGGGGCTGCCAGGCGCAGGGCTTCGGGGTCGTGGAGATCGTCGTGGCGGGTCATTGGATTCCTCTTGAGTAAATGCGGCGGCCAACGGGCGCCGGGCGGGCAACGTGGGGCAATGGCGAACGGGCCGCGACAGGCGGCGGGGGCGGGACAGGTGCCGGTGGCGGCATTGCAGGCGGCGGCAGGACCACGCTCGCGGGGCTTGGCGCTTCGGCGTGTACAGACGTCTGTACCGGCACAGGTGCAGGCTGCGGGACGGGCGCCACGGGCGCGACCGGCTCGGGCACTGGCGCCGCCGCCAGCACGGGGGCCGGCACTGGCGCCGGTACAGGTGCGAACAGATCGCCGATAGGGGGGATCAGCTTGTCGCGCAGCCGCTGCCAATCCAACGGGGTCCACTTGTGCAGCCCCAGCTGATGGGCGATGGCAAGGTTGTAGACACTGACGTCCCAGGCCTCGTTTCGCGCGCCATTGGGCTTGACCCATTCGCGGATGGCGCGGCCCTTCTGCCAGCGCGTACGCGCCTGCTCTACCACCATCTGGTCGAACCATTCGGGTGGCAGGGCATCGTTGAAGTGCATGGCGCCCGGGCCTTCGGCCAACTGCATGCGGTTGGAAAGCCAGTCCTTGGCGACGTCGGTACCGACCGTCCACAGCTCTACGCCGCCGGGCGTCTTGGTGCCGCCCCAATCGATGTCCACGCGGCTGGGAGCGCTGCCCATGATGGGCTTGTTCGGGCGCGAGGAACCATGCAGCACCGTGCAGTTCAAGGTGCGGCGCGCTGACCCGTAGTTGTAGACATCCTGCGTGTTCGCGCCACCGGCATCGATGCCATAGGCGCTGATCATGATGGGCCGGCCCGATGCGTGAAGCAGCGGCGTGCGCCGGATCTCGTCCAGGCGCTGCCACACGCTGCCCGGCGTATCGGGCGGGTCGGTGGGCGCGCCGTTGAGGACGATATAGTCGATCACCCAATGCTCCAGGCCAGGCCCCCAGGCCTCGATCTGCACCTCCAAGCGGTTGGGCTGGGTGTCAGCCGTCAGGATGGCCACCAGGGCCGCGTCGGGCAGTACGCGCAGCGGGTATTTCTCAGCCCTGTCGCGCAGCTGTTTGGCCGTGGTCACGGTCTCCGAATTCTTGTACGACAGGCCCAGGCGGGTGTTGTAGAACACCTGCATGGCCTCGTGATCGCCACGCGCCAGGCGGTCCTTTGCCCGCGCGTACTGGCGCGCCAGCGTGAGCCAGGTGATCGCGCCCACCGGCATGTAGAAGGCCGACAGCGTGAAGCTGATGGTCTCGCCATCGCCCTGGGCCGTGGCGACCCATCGTGCCTGGCCGCCAGCCGCCACGTCGCGCAGCATCGAGGTCTTGTGCCGTTCGTCGATCTCGCAGCCGCAATGTGGGCAGTCGAACCAAGCCCGGACCATGAAGCCTGTGTCTTCATCGCGCCGATACTTGAAGTTCTCAAGCAGCAGGGCGTGCAGCTCGCCGCAGTGCGGGCACGGGACGTGGTAGTACTCCTTTGTGCCCATCTCGAAGAGGGTGTCGATCTTCGAGAAGCCCTCGATGGCCGGGCTGGAGGTGTAGAAAAACTTGGCGTCGTTCGCGTACTGCGTGGCCCGGGCCTCGGCCAGCTCGACAGGATCGCCTTCGCCATCGACGTTCAGCTCGAGCCGGTCGATCTCGTCGACGTAGATGTAGGGGGCGGAGACTTCGGCCAGGTTGGCGGCCGAGCCAGCCGTGTTCATGTACAGCGTCGCGTCGCCCAGAAAATCCTTGGCCTGCACCGTATTCCGGGAGTCGCGGCTCTTCGCCGCAGCCACGCGCTCTTTCAGTTCCGGCACGCTGCGGATCATGGTCGAGATCCGCGCCGAGAAGCGCTTGACCAGGGTATCCGTCGGCTCGAGGGCCAGGATGTTGCGCGGCCGGCGATGGATCAGCGAGCCGATCCAGTTCAGAGCCGTCTGCGTCTTGAACATCTGAGATGCGACCTTCGCCACCACCCGTTTGCAGGGGTGGCCAGGCGACAGCACCTGGTGCACGCGACGCGCTGGATAGCTGTGGTCGAAACTGAAGCGCCCCGGCTTCGGGCCGCTCTTGGGCAGGACCATGAACTCCTCGGCCCACTCGTCGCAGAGCAGCTCGGGGTCCGGGCGCATGCCCTCGACCGCTGCCTGAACCATCAGTGCATACCCGTCAGCGAGATTCACTGGTCGGTCTCCTCTGGCAGGACGCCCTGCAGGCGGCGTTCGGCCGCGCCGAAGGCCTTGCGCAGCTCGTCGTGGATGATGCGTTCGATCTCGCGCGAGTCCGCCAGGCCCACCAGCTGCGGCGCGGCACGCTGGGGCACGCCCATGGCCTCATCGCGCAGGGCGCGGAAGGCGTCAAACACGCCGCGCCAGGCCGCCTCGCGGGACACCAGCAGCTTGGCCTCGCGGGCGTTCTCCCGCTCCTCGCGTTCCACCGACGCCCGTTCCCGGCGCACGCGCAGGCTCTGGTAGTCATCGCCGGGCGCCACGGGCTGGGAATCCTGGGCTTGTGGCGCGCTTTCTGACGCACCCTGCCCGCCCCCCTGCTCTATCGGCAGCGACGCGCCAGCGCGCCCGCTGTCGGCCCTGGCACGCGTGTTCTGCTGCCACTGGATGTCGGCTACGGCGGGGTCGATCTTCCCGTCGATGAGAGTGATGCGCTTTTCCTTCACGGCCTTCGCCACGGCGGACTTCGCCACGCCCCGGCGCCGCGCGTACTCGGCCTGCGTGACCAGCTCGACGCGCCCGTTCACTTCGACCCCCAGCGTTCACCACTTCGTTCACTTTTCCCCAGACCAGCCACTAGCGCTCGCGCGGGGGCCGAATTACCCCCGTGATTCCATGCGCCGGGAGTACCTATGCCGGGGGGTGGGGTATACCCGATGGGGAGGGCCGGGGTCGCCGCGCCGCCTGCCGTCGCCAGATCCTGCCTATCCATTTCTTCTTCCTCTCTTCTCAAAAACAAAGAAGTGATTACGCGGTTACGAGCGCGCGTAAACACGAAACCCGCGCCACGCCTAGCGAGTTACGCATTTACGTGGTTACGCATGTCGTGCACACACATGCACGCACACCCATGCATGCGCCCGCACTCGCCCACACATGCATGCATGTGTGCGCAATCGGTAACTGCGTAATCACGTAACAACCCGCGCCAGTGCTGGATTCCAGCGTTACGCACCTTCGTAATGGAGTAACTCGCCCGCATCACTGACCTACCTCTGGCTCTTGCCCTTGAGGGGCCGGGGAGCCGCTGCCATACCCCGCGTACTTGCGCAGCGCATCCGCAAACTCACGAACGGCCGAGGTGGCCCAATCGCCTTCAGTCATGCGCTGCTCGCCCTCGCCCAGAATCGGCTCCGTCACCAACAACATGCGCTCGGTCTTCTTGGCTTGACCAGGCCGCACAACGTTCATGGGCTTCGAGCGCATTGGCTGGCCCTGCCCCTCCGCAAACCGAATCACGGTGGGCGTGAACGCCTTCTGGGGGAAGGGGTAGCGGTCTCCAGTCCGCTGGCACCACTTCAGGTAGGCGGCATAAGCCTGGGTGACGGCGCAGGAGTGATACGGCAGATCCAGCTCACCCGCCTGCCATTCCGACCAGAACAGCTCAGGGCTCTTGCGGTTGATGGCAATCAGTGCCGACTTGGCGTCAGTCATGGGGGCCGGGGCATACGCATGGAAGTCGCCCAGCGGGTAGTTCAGCAGGTAGTGGTAGAAGGCCTCGATACCGCCGTTGTCTCGCCATTCGCCGAGCGCCTTGTAATACTCGAAGTCCTTCGCCCTGGGCGTGTAGACGACCAGGTAGCGCCGGTCCGAGTTGTCCAGGGCCAGCGGCTGCAGCTCGTTCGAGAGAAACACGATGTTCATGTGGTTCTTCTCTTCGCGCCGGGTCAGGTGCTTTGGGTTGATCTGCACCGTGGGCGATGTGATCAACGCCTTGAGCCGGTTCTTGTTGTGGACCAGCTCGGCCCGGCTGGACACTTCGTCGCCCACCACGAACAGCTTGCAGCTGCGCCAATCGTTGTGCTTGTCCTCCAGTTCATCCTGGCCAACCAGCGCGCCGTACTTGCCGTACAGCGCGACCATGATGTCAAACAGGAAGTTCTTGCCGGCACCTTCATCGCCATGCATGACCACGGCCGTGCGCAGCTTGGCGCCAGGGTGCTGGAGTGGATAGGCCAACCAGCACAACAGCCAGTGCATGATGTCGCCCGTATCGGCTTCATCAGAAGTGGCGCGGCTTGTCAGAAACGAGACCAGCTCAAGCATGGGCTGGACGTCACCCTCTTTTGGCACCATCGCCATACCGTCGTAGAGATTCACGCTGTTGGCCGGATCGACCTTGAGGGTCGGGTCAAACACCACGTCCTCCAGCCGCACCGTCTTGCGCTTCTCGCTGGCCTTCCACATGCGGACCATGTCGGCGCCATGGGCGTGGCCCATGTTGGCGATCTTCATGATCAACCGCTCAGCACCATCCCAGACGGTGTCGGTACCGTAGATCAGCACGAAGTTCTCGGCCAGGTGGTTGAACTTCCCCCAATCGACCGTCTTCTCTTTTTTCTTGCCCTGCACCGGCGGATCGGCCTTGCCACCCCCATCCCCAGAGTCGCGCGCAGCTGCGCTTACTTTGGGGGGGCGGGGGCGCGAAGAAGATGGCTCGGCCTGCGCCTCGCCCGGCACGCGCACGCCCGCCTGAAAGTCGACGTGCACGACAGAGTTATCCAGCGGCGCTGGCGCGCCGAGAGCCGACGAAGCATGCGACTCTTCGGTCGCATGCGGTGGCGGCAGTGGCGGAAACGAGGCCCCGCCCGCGTTGATGTCGTCGGTGTGCTCAGCCATACCGCCTCGCCATCGCCTCGACCACGCCCACCAGTTGCCGGCGCACCACGTCCAGGCCCTCGAGGACGTGCAGATCGTTGAAGTCGGTATCCTTCGGCCCCCGTGTCGAGGCCTTGAAGATGGGCCAGACCAGGTCGCAACCGTCCGTGGCCTTGGCGGCGCGGGCAGCGGCCGTGCGGCCCGGGTTGATCAGCGCGCCCGTGCGCTTGTCCCGGGTCATGTAGTCGTCATCGGCCAGGATCAGGATGCGTGTGGACGGGTACAGGCCGCGAAGCACGCGCACCACTTCGGCCAGGTTGCCCGCGTCCAGGGCCACGAACACAGGGTGCTCGCGGTCGACCGCCATGCGGGCTGTCAGGCCCGTGGCATAGCCCTCTACCACCATCAGCAGCGCAGTGCTAGTGCCGTCGATATCGCCGAGCCGGATGCAGCAGCCCGGCTTGTCGAAGGCCCGTAGGTAGATCTTCACGCCATCGGGGCGGATGAACTGCAGGCCGCGCAGCGCCTGGTCGCGTGGCAGATCCGGCCGCACCAGGGGCAGCAGCGTGGTGCCTGCGGGCAGGCGCACCACCACATCTTCCTCCCCGTGCTTGCGGGAAGGCCAGCGCAGGGACAGTTGGCGATCGAGCGCGCGGAAGGCCTCGCCCTGCACCTGCTTGCGATCCAGATAGGGCGTCGTGCCCACGCGCACACCCTTGCGCCAGATATCGATGGCCTCGGCAGCAGCGTTGGCGATCTCCTGGGCACGCTCAGTGGCTGCGGCCTCGGCAAGCGCCTTGCGGTGGGCCGCCTGGCGAGCGCGCTCGGCCTCGGACAGCGGCGCCCAATCCACCTCGACCTTTTGCCAGTCGCCGCCCCGGCGGTAGGTGCCAAAGGCGCCAACCACATACTCTCCGCCGGCATCGGGCCGGAACAAGTACATCTTGAACCAGTCCTTGCCACCGGCGCCGCAAGTCGTCTTGCGGCCGGCCCGGATGCGGTCTGGCATGACACTGCGGTCCCGATCGCGCAGCTCGATACCGAACTGCTCCATCTGGTGCAGGACGTCCTGATAGTTGTCCATCAGTCTTTGCCCCCGTTCATCTGCCGGAGCTGAGCTGCGATCTGCAGCGCTGTACCCATGACACGCTCCAGTGCGTGCGCCATGCGCGCTGTCTCGGTGACAGGGTCCAGCGGCACTGGAGGGGCATATCCAGCGCCACGCATATAGAAAGCCGCCAGGCCGTGGAAGCCGATCTCGCGCGCCTTGCGCATCAGTAACAGCACCTGGCCCGGGTTCAGCCGCTCGGAACGCGAGGGGTTGAGCGCATCCAGCAGGTATCGCGCGGCGGCCTCGGGCGTCTTCTCCGGGTAGAGCATCTCGCCCACCTTCTTGGCGCCGCCCAGGCGCTGCACGGCCGCCTTGGCCGCGTCTAACTCATCGTCATACATCAGGATTTCATCGTCATCCATGGGTCACCTCTCTACTGTGATCCGGCCGGTTTCCGGCCCCGTTCCGAACGGTTCCGAATCTTTCGGAACCGTTCGGAATGCCTCGACGAGGCAAAAAAAAGAGACTTCGGTGCATGAACCCATGCACCGAAACCTCGCAAGAAAAAGCCGCCCAGGCCCATGACGGGCGCCGGGCGGAAAATGCGCCCGGGGCGGAACACGCCCCTGGCAACCACGAAACCAAGAAAGGACACACCCATGCCGGCCAACACACCACTGCGCCTCGAGGAGGCCCTGCAGCGCATCGACGCCATCGAGGCGGCGCTGGGCGCGCTGACCATGCTGGCCGTGCAGCACTTGCCGGCGGCCGAGCAGCGGCGCTTCGCGGAAGCGCTTGCCACCTTCGGCGCGGCAGCGGAAAAAGAAGGAGATGTGGCCACGGCTACTCTGCTGACCGGGCTGCACGGGGCGGCAGTGAGTGGGTCGGGCGCGTAGCGCGCCAATCGATCCAGCGATCGGAGAGCCTGACGGCGTCCAACGCAGCGACGTCGCTGGCGAGAGCCGGGAAGATGGGCGCACGTGCGTGGGTCGGCCTGGCTGTCCTGACCCACGACATCGCAAGTACAGCAACCAACATGTTGCGGCGGGTGATGGGCCTATGCATTGCCATCCCCGACGTCAAGAGCGGCCGCGCCCTGCGTCGCAGCATCCAACATCTCGGGCCAGATCCGTTTCCACCGCACAGGGAACATCGCTGGGCGGGAGACCGCACCCAAGGTGAATTTCTCAATGTCAGCCCCGTGCTCGGCAGGGATGGGCCGCTCGCCGTTCGCCATCTTGTTCACGAACGAGGGCGAGACGTTGAGGTGGCGCGCCAACCCGGCGCAACGCCCTCTCCCGCCGGTCAACCAAGATTTGAGTAGGTCCATGGCGCGCATTTTATTCCCCAATGGGGAAAGTAACGCAAGACCCATTGGGGAATTTTCTTTTTCCCCCGTGGACAGTGGAATCGCCCGGATGCGAACTGTTGAAGAAATTAGGCGCGCCAACCTGCAAGTGCTGGTCGACCAGCACGCCGGGATGGCGAACCTTTGCGAGAAGCTGGGCTATGCCCGGAACGAGACCGCCACGCTCACCCGAATACTCAACGCCAACGTAAGGCACGACCGGGGAGGCAAGCCTTACAACATGGGCAGCCCCATGGCGCGGGAGATGGAGGACAAGCTGCAGCTCGAGGTCGGATGGATGGACAACGTGCACAAACGCGAGCAGGAGCCCGCGCAATCCGCACCAGTTGATTGGCCTTTCACAATCGCCCGAGCCAGGCTTGACGCGCTTACGCGGGAAGACTGGATACGACTCAACGCTACCGTGCAAGCTGTAGTGGAGACACGGGAGGCAGACGCCCTCACAAAAAGCCATAGAAGCGCAGCCTGAAAAGCGCGCTTCAGCCAGGATCTATATCTTCAAACAACGGAACCGGGAGGAGGTTGTCAGGTGATCTCAAAGCAATGTCTAAAGTGCGGCCAGACCGCTTCTATCGATCCATCAACCACCCTGGCATGCCCTCACTGCGGCGCCATCTACAGCAAGGTGGAAGCGGTTGCGCAGACCCAGGCCCCACGGCGTGCCGTGCCTGTAGCCCCCATCCGTCAACAAACAGCGGGTGATGGCACCGACGTAGACCCAGCAGAGTTTGTGGACACCCTGCGCGCGGCGAGCATCTATCCCACGTTCAGGGCCGTAGCCAACCTGCTCTACTGGTGCGGCGTCGTTCTCGCAGTCCTGATCCTGCTCGGCGGGTTGTCGCTTTCCATGCGGGCCGGATTTCCTGCCGCGATCGGAGGCATCGCTGGTGGCTTGTTGGTGTTCATCTTTGCCAGAGTGGGGAAAGAGATGAGTCTGATGCTGGCGGACTTGAGCGACGCAACGGTAAGGATGGCTGCGAACGCTGAGAAAGCTTCCCCAAAGGGCTGAGTAGAAAGCCACAACTTTCCCCAGAGGGTATAGACAACTTTACCCACCGGGGAAATAATCGCCTCCACGCCCATTCCGGGCGCTGGAGGTTCCATGTCCCTTGCCCCCCTTCTCGCGCTCCATGAAGCGCTTCAAGAGGCCGAGCAGTTCGTCGCCGGCTTCGAGAACGATCCCCACCAAGAAACCGATGTCGGCCTGCTGCTGAAGAAGCTGCGCGGCCAGGTCGACGTCGTGCGCGTCACCATCGACATCACGCGCGCCCATGACGCAACCCAGATTGCGACGACCAGCGTTGCCGGCATCCGCGAGGAGCTGGGCCTGCGAGGTGCAGCATGAGCACCGTCCAGCCCATGCTCAACCTGGTGGAGCACCTCACCAGCGCTCCCGGCGGCCAGCCCAACCCCATCACCGCCAGCCTGCTGCTGTCCTGGCTTGCCTACCCGCTGCAGCACCCCGACGGCAAGCTCACCAAAGCCATGGTGCTGCGCGGCCCGCGCGGGAACGGCACGGCCATGCTGCTGGACGCCATGGCGCTGATCCACGGCGCCGCCTACCTGCCGCTGGGCCACGTGGACCTTCTCACCTCACACATCAATGGATTCCTGTCGGGCAAGCGCCTGGTGCGGCTCGACGAGATCCCGAAACTGGAGGAACAGCGGGCCCAGCTCAAAGCCCTGATCAGCCAGCCCGCTTTGCGCACCCACGCGAACGGCCGCAGCCCCCGCGTGGAACTCAATCGCCTGAATTTCGTTTTCGTGACGAGCGATGCCAACCCGCTCGGCACAGACGATCGGCGTTATTTCGCTATCGACACAGCCCGAACGGCCATCAGCTCGCCCGCGCTGTTCCGCGAACTGATTCACTGGCGCGGCCGTGGCGGCGCTGTCGATTTCGGGGAGTACTTGAGGCAGTACCAACTGGACCAGGACTTCCTGCTGGAGCACGCGGTCGCTGGAGGCGCAGCATGAACCTCACACTGCACTTCACCGAGTGGGAATGCGGCCACCACCAGGAGAGGCCGGCCGACATACAGGTCAGCAGCATGGAACAGGCCGCGCAGATCCTCGCCGCGCTCTCGCACAGCATCAGCCAGCCCGGGCATGCACACGGCGTGCTGATGGATGAAGCCTATGCCACACCCATCTACCTGACCGACGACTACTTCAGCGTGGGCCACGGCGAAAGTGGCGTGATGCCCAAGAGCCTATTCTTCGGCTGCGGCTCTGAGCGCCCCACCCTCTTCTACGGCACTGAAGCGGAAATCGCCAAGCTTGAGAGCGAGGCCTACGCACACACAGCCGAATGGGTGTATGGCGGCGCCCTGGCGCGCTGGGATGGCAAATCGTTCTTCGACGACAGCGTTGCAATGACCACGCTCAGCCTGGCCGAGCTGGAGGCCTTGGCAGACCCGGACCGGCTCCCCAAGACGCGCGATCTGTTCGATCTGCCACCGATCTTCCGGCCGGCCAGCGATGCGCTGCAGGAGCTGCAGGCCGACATCGACGAGAACAACGGCGTCGAGCCGCCCTACGAGCTGCCCCACCCGCTGGAATGCAAAACGCTCCTGCCTGCGCACGGTGCCCTGCCAATCACGATCGAGTACTGCGCCAAAGGCTACCAGGCCAAGGTCCGCGAAGAATACGACGCCCTCGGGGCATATGAGCTGGAGGCCTTCGTCGTGTACCGATACCACGCAGGTGTCTGCGCCCCCTTCTACATCGGGACGGCGGCATCCTTTGTTCATGGCCGGCTGTACAGGTCCGAGAACATCCACATGGTGCCGGACTGCTACGGCAACCTGACCGAGGTGCGGCCATGGTGAACATCTACCGCGTTCGCGTCGCCGGCCGCACGTTCACCGGCGCCTACTTGAGCGGCGGCCTGGCCGTCATCCTGGCGCAGTGCTTCCACCGCGCGCACAGCGCATCAGCCATCCGGGTGCAGCCATGAGCAAGCCGCACATTGAACTGGATGGGCCGCACCCCAATCGCCGGCATCAACGCATCGTGCGCCGTCAACTGCAGGCCCTGGCAGCCATTGCTGCGGCTCTGATCGCAGGCCCTTTCATCGCCTCGGCAATCCACCTGTTCACCGGAGGCTGACCATGGAGCTGCGCATTCAAGGCCAGGTCACCGCCTGTGTCTGCCGCACCACCACGGATGGCCGACCGGTGCTCGAGGTCGAACTCAAGACGCAGGACGGCCAGGCCGTGCATGCCCGGCACATCTACCCAGACAGCACCGCCAGCAGCAGCCATGCCGCCATGACGCTGGCGCGCCAGCTCAAGGGCCAGCAGGCCGAGCTGTACACAACCGCCCCCCGCTTCACCTGGCAGCGCATGGACTGCCTGGCCCAACTCATCCGCGCCGTTTCCACGGCCAGCCCCCGCAAGGATCTAGCATGAAACCCGCCCTGACCCCCATCAACCACGGCGCCGGCTTTGGCACAAATCGCCGTGCCATCGACTCTGCGCAAGAGCCTGTGCCATCCGCCAAGGCGCTGCGCCAACGCCGCATGCGCGAGCGCGTGACCACCCCCGTGCGCGAGCAACCGATCCGGGCCAGCACCACCAAGGGCACCCTGGTGGCAACGGAGCTGCAGCCTTCCGTGCACCCGGGCGCCATGGACGCCTTCAAGCTGCCCAGCCTGATCAGCGGCAAGCGCGTGTACCCCCGGGGGCACTCATGAGCAAGCCCGCCTGCAGGGCCTGCTCGCACTGGCAGCCCGACACCAGCGACGCCCGCATGGTGCGCCTGGGCTTCGCCCACTGCGGCAAGCGGTACGCACCAGGCCACACGTTCGCGGCCACAACGCAGTGCGATCAATTCGACCCCATGCCCACCGAGCTGCTCGACGCGCGCCGCAAGGTAGCCGCCGAGCGCGTGCAGCAACTCAACGAAAAGGAGGCCAGCCGTGGCTCCCAAAAGTAAAGACCCCCTGATCGACCGCGATGTCGTCATCAGCGCCGAGGCCACTGGCAAGGGTGGCAAGCCCCACCCCCAGGCCGGCCAGCGCGGCAAGGTGATCGGTAAGACGCCCGGCGGGCGCCAGTATCAGATCGCCGTGGGCGACAGCCTTGTCAACCTGCCCATGGATGCCTTCGAGGTCGTGAACGATCGCGGCCCCGCTGATGCAGCCAGCCAGCACCCCACGCTGCCCATCATCCAGATCGTGCCCAGCCGCACCAATCGCCGCGTGGTCGAGGACGATGCGTTGCACGACATGGCCGCCACCATGAAGCTGTACGGCGTGCTGCAGCCACTGCTGGTGCGCCGCCTGCCGGCCGAGCGCCTGCAGGACACCTTCGAGGACGCGGCCACGCGCCACGCAACGCACGAAATCATCGCCGGCGAGCGCCGCTACCGCGCCGCCCAGATCGCCGGCCTGCGTGCCGTCCCCATCGTCGAGCGGGATGCGGACAACATGCAGGCCCAGCTGATGCAGCTGATCGAAAACCTGCACCGCATTGACCTCAACCCGCTGGACGAAGCCCTGGGCGTGCAGCGCCTGGTCGAAGACCACGGCATGAATGCCGACACAGCGGGCGAGGCCCTGCGCAAGAGCCGCACCCATGTGTTCGAGTCCCTGCGTCTGCTGACGTTGTGCCCCGAGGCCATCACCGGCCTCAAGGCAGGCACGCTCACGCGCAGCGTGGCCCTGCTGGTGGCCCAGCGGCCCACGCAGGCCATCCAGGCCGAGTACACGCAGCGCGTGCTCACCGGCGGCCCTGACAACGGCCCCATGAGCTACCGCAACGCGCTGGACCTGGCACGCCGCAGCTACATGCTCAAGCTGGACCAGGCCCCTTTCGCGCTCGACGACGCGACCCTGTGCCCTGCTGCCGGCGCGTGCACGGTCTGCCCCAAGCACACAGGCGCGTCTCCCGAGCTATGGGACAAGAGCGATGCAGACGTCTGTACTGACACCGCCTGCTTTGCCGACAAAAAAGAGGCCCACTTCGACCGCGTCAAAGCCCAGGCCCAGCAGCGCGGGCAGCAGATCATCACCGGCCGCCAGGCCCGCGACATCATGCCCAGCGAGAACGGTGCGCCACGCGGCTACCTGCTGCTGGACAAGCCCAGCCAGGGCAGCAGCGCGCCCGTGCGCCAGGTGCTCGGCCAGGACGTTCCGGCGGCCAGCGTGGTGCTGATCGAGGCGCCCAGCGGCAACCTGGTGGAGGCTGTGGCAACGCACACCGCCAGCGCGTCCGTGAAGGTCAAGGGCGAGCGCCAGGCGGCGGCCAAGGCCCAGGCCGAGCCACCAGCCGAGCCCACGCGGGAAGCGCTGCAGCGCGAGTACGAAATGCGCTGGCGCGAGCGCGCGGCGGAGGCAACGATCGACGGGCTCCTGCAGTGCCTGCCCGAAGGGCTGGACCATATTCCCAGCCGCATTGCCCTGCAGATCCTGAAACTGCTGGCCGTCCAGACCCCCCCTCGCCTCCTGTACCGCATGTTCCAGGTGGACGGCAAGGATGGTCGGGCAGAAATGGATCTAGAGAATGCCCTGGAGGATCTCGCGGAGCAGGATCTACCCGCTCAGATCCAGTACATGCTCATGATGGGCTGCACCCTCGGCCTGGACCAGGGAGATCCACTCCTCGAGGACTTGGTGGACCTGTCCAACGTGGATCTCGAGTCGATCCAAAGCCAAGTGCAAGACGAGATGAAAGCCGAGGCCGCCGCACGCGCAGGCAAGGCAGCACCCACAGACAAGGCCACACCCAAACTCAAGAAGGGCAAGGCCACTGCCTCAGAGGCCAGCCGCGCGATCGCCGACGCGATGGCCGCCGCCGAGGTCACCACGCCCAACTCTATTGAACCGCTGCAGCAGGTCCGTATCCGCGTCGACCTGCGCGGACCCGGCAAGAAGCTCCTGCCCACCAGGGGACGCCTGGCCATGGTCACCGAGCGCCTCGGCGACCGCGCGTGGCTGATCGAGCTGCCCATCGATCCCGAGGTCGACCTGCTCAACGAAGACGCCCTGGACGCGGCCGAGCGCTGGAACCTGAGCGCCGACTACACCGAGCTGGAAATCATCAATACCGAGCAACAGGAGGCACGCCAATGACCACAACTTCTGATCGTGACAGCCACTTCTTCCTGGCCGGCTTCAACTGCCATATGCACCGCAATAACGCCAACATCGTGTGGAAGGAAGCTCTGGCCACGGCGCCTTCTGCATGTGCTGAGACCCATGGCTTAGTGGCGGCCTGCGAGGCCGTCATCGCCGAATGGTCTCGGCAGAAAGGCTTGTTCGCCGTTTTGTCACGGGACGGATGGATGGATGACCGCGTGGCCGAACTGCGTCTCGCCATCCAGACAGCACCTGCTAAGCCCGCGCCCACAGATTGCCCCCCGGCGCGCGTCGACGCACAGACCGAGCCCAGCCGCCACTCCGCACCGGGCTTCAGCGTGGACGCGACGGCCATGCTCGACCAGATCAAAAAGCTGGCCGAGGAACTGATCAAGCTATCGGCCAAGGCCCAGGTTGCGAGCCCTGAGACGCCTGCTGCGCCCGCTGAGCCGGCAGTGGTTACACGCCGGACGCTGAGGAGCAAAGCCGAGCGTGATGTGATCGACGAGCGCCGCCGCCAAGTGAGCGCTGAAGGCTGCTCCACCAAGCATGACGACGTGTATCAGGGTTCCGAACTCGCACTCGCAGCAGCTTGGTACGCAACCCCTCCATTCACTCGGTTTGCGCTCGACGCCAACGACATGGGCCTCTGGCCCCTTAGCTGGCTTCCCACCTCGTTCAAGCCGGGTGATCGCCGCCGCGAGCTGGTGAAATCTGGCGCGCTGATCATCGCCGAGCTGGAGCGCCTGGACCGTGACGCAGCCTTGGCAGCAGGCGAAGTGAAGCCTTGACCATGCAAAACCCCCAATTCATCCTGGGCCTCGAAGACGAGTTGGTCGTAGACGAATTCGCCTGCGGCGGCGGCATGTCCGAGGGCATCGAGCAGGCCATCGGGCGACATGTGGACATCGCCGTCAACCACGACAGCGATGCGTGCAGCATGCACGAAGCGAACCATCCCCAGACTGAGCACTACCGCAAGGACGTGTTCGAGGTCTGCCCGCGCAAGGCCACGCGCGGCCGGCCGGTGGGCCTTCTGCACATGTCGCCAGACTGCACCCATCACAGCCAGGCGCGCGGCGGCCAGCCGCGTTCCAAGAAGCTGCGCGGCCTGGCCTGGATCGGCGTGCGCTGGGCAGGCATGAAGCGTCCGCGCATCATCACGCTGGAGAACGTCAAGCAGATCCTGCTGTGGGGGCCGCTTATTGCGAAGCGCTGCCCCAAGACGCGCAGAGTCGTGAAACTGGACGGCACCGTGGCCGCACCCGGCGAGCGCGTGCCGGTGCACGACCAGCACCTGGTGCCCGACCCCAAGCATGTCGGCCGCACCTGGCGAGCGTTCGTGCGAGCGCTGGAGCGCCTGGGCTATGTCGTGGAGTGGCGCGTGCTCTGCGCTGCTGACTACGGCGCCCCGACGACGCGTAGCCGCCTGTTCATGGTGGCCCGCTGCGACGGCGCGCCCATCCAATGGCCCGAGCCCACGCACTTCAAGGAACCGAAGAAGGGGCAGAAGCGCTGGCGGTCGGCCGCCGAGTGCATCGACTGGAACATCCAGGGCCGCAGCATCTTCGAGCGCGACAAGCCGCTGGCCGATGCCACGATGCGGCGCATCGCCCACGGCATGAAGCGGTACGTGCTGGACAGTGCGGACCCGTTCATCGTGCAGATTGCAAACTGGTCACGGCATGGACTGTCCAGCGCGAAAGACCCGCTGTCCACTGTCACGGCTTGGCCGCGTGGTGGATCGCATGCGGTTGCTGCCCCTGTGATGGTGCAGGCCGGCCACGGCCAGGGCACGCCGGACGCGCCACGCTGGAGCTACGGGGCCAAGGATGTGCACCAGCCAGTGGGCACCGTGACGGCCAGCGGCGGCGGTCAGGCGCTGGCCGTGGGCACCATGGTGCAGATGGGCTACGGCGAGCTTGATGGCCAGGCCCCTCGCGCGCTGGACTTGGAGCAGCCCATGGGCACCGTGGTGGGCGCTGGCAAGTTCGCAGCCGTGGCCGCATTTGTCGAACAGGCGAACGGCGGATTCAATGCCACGCCGGCCCACGATGCCCGCTCGCCGATGACCACCAGCACGGCCAGCGGATCGCAGCAGCGCGTCGTCACCGCCCACCTGACCACGATGCGCAGGAACTGCATCGGCAAGGAAATGCGGGAGCCAGTGCCCGCAGTGACTGCCGGCGCGGAACACCACGCACTGGTCGAGTACCACCTATCACCCGAGGCAGAGGTCGGTGCACTGCGCGTGGCTGCATTCCTGATCCGCTACTACGGCCAGGGCGGCCAGCTCGGCGAGCTGCGCGAGCCCATGGCCACCAGCACCACCAAAGATCGGCTGGCACTGGTCACGGTCTGGCTGCGCGGCACGCCCTACGTGGTCGTGGACATCCAGCTGCGCATGCTCACGCCGCGCGAACTCTACAACGCCAACGACTTCCCCCGCACTTATGTCATCGACCGTGGGCACGACGGCCGCGTCTTCTCCAAAACCACCCAGGTGCGCATGTGCGGCAACGCCGTGCCGCCATCGCTGGGCAGAGCCGTCATCGCGGCGAACTGGAACAGCCGAGCAGCACTGAGGAAAGCAGCATGATCCCCGCACTGAGCATCCGCCAACCCTGGGCCTGGCTCATCGTCCACGGTCACAAGGATATCGAAAACCGCGACTGGAACACCACGTTTCGCGGCAACGTGCTGGTGCACGCCGGCCTCACGATGACCCGGGCCTACTACGACCAGATCACCGAGGAGCTGGGCAACGCCGGCATGCTTCCCGCCAGCGGGCTTCCTGCGTACGAGGAGCTGCAGCGGGGCGGTTTGGTTGGCTGGACCCGCATCGTGGACTGCGTGGAGCACAGCACGTCGAAGTGGAAACAGGAGGGCAGCTTTGGCTTTGTCCTGCGCGACAGCCGACCTATGCCCTTCGTGCCATGGAAGGGTCGCCTGCAGTTTTTCAACGTCCCAGAACACGCACTGGAGGCACGCAGCGATGACCAGCGCTGACACTGAAATCTTCACAGTCGAAGACCTTGCCGCGATGTTCGACTGCGACGAGGAAACAGCCTCGGCGCGCCTGAAGTGCGGAGACCTGCCCGGCCTCAAAGTGGGCCGTGGCTGGATCATTCCGCGCCAGGCCCTTTTCGAGCGCCTGAATGAAATGGCGCTCGAAGAAGCGGCCGCAAGGCGCGCCCAACTGGAGGCAACACGCGGCGTAGCTCAGCGGCGCGGCAAGGCCGCACAGGCCGCGTCTGCAGCCCCTGCGGTCGCACCGCCGGCAGTACTCCTGCCAACCGCTACCCCCAAGCCGCGTGGCCGCCAACGGCGCGTGCCACCTCCCCTGCCGCCGCTGGCTGCGGCCGGCTGCTAAGACCACATCCGGGCCGCCAGATCTTCCGCACGGAAGCTGGCGTACCGCTGAGCCATCTTGCTGCCAGGCGCCCAGCCCATGATGCGGTGAATCTCTGCCTCGCGGAACATCCAGTCCCCTGTCTTGGTACGCATCTCGAACCATAGGCACGTCGCCTCATGCCGCAGGTCGTGCTCCGTCAGACCGTCGCACTGCGCATAGCTGAACAGGCTGGCGAACCGATTGGACAGCCGCGACGAGACCCTGGCCAGCTCCTGCGCATCCTCTTCCCCCGTCCACCACGGAAACACCAGCTGCTGCTCGCCATCATCCGGCAGGGCCTGCAGGTAGGCCTCCAGCACCCCGAGCAGCTCGGGCCGAATGGGCACCTCGCGGTACTTGACCTTTCCGTGCCACTGCTTGCTAGCCTTGGCGCGGATGACCCGCGTCGCCAGGCCGAACTGCCCACGCCGAAGCGTATAGGCCTCGCGCAGCCGCAGTCCGGTGTACAGGATCAGCAGGAACATTGCGCGCAGGGCTGGCGCATCGTCCAGCTTGATGGTGCGCTCGCGGTCCGGCCGCCGCTCGCCGGCCAGCACCCGTTCGATGCGCTCCAGCTCGCCAGGCAGCAGCCGCCGCTCGCGCTGGACATCTTCCTTGGCAACCTTGGGCCTGGCCTGGTCCCCGGCCGCAGCGTTGAGCGCCTCGATGTCGGCCCGGTCCTTCGGGGTGTATGTGGCCGCACCCTTTGGCAACAGACGCAGCGGATTGCCCACCATGGCGTCGGGATGCTGCCGCAGCCACCAATCCAGGCAGCGTGACAGAGAGCCCACGCGCTTGCGGATGGTGCCCGGCGAGAAATTGCGCTCCAGCTTGAGGCTGCGCACCCAGGCCTCGGCCCATTTGTAGGTGAGGTCGGCGATCAGCACCTTGCCCACCTCATCGACCAGCAGCTCGAGGACCGGGATGTCGGTGGCCGCCGGCTGGCCTGTGTTGATCCAAGCCACCAGCACGAATCGCAGCCGCTCAGTGGGCTTCGGGGCTGAAGCCGTCTGCTGCACCAGGCCCGCCGGCACCACCCCGGCAGCGAGCAGCTGGTCGACCTGCTGGCCGTACTGCTCAGCCTCGGCCTGGTCGTCGAACGTCATATAGACCGGCTTCGGCAGCAGCTTGCTGCGAATCGTCAGCTCATATCGCCCTCGGGGCGTTTTGCGCACACTCGACAAACTCACCTCCCTGTGAAGTTCGGCCGGAGTGTACTCACCTCATCGACAAACTATGCAAATTAGGCGTGGTTCGACCGCAGTTTCTGCGCGGTTTGAGATCGATTGAGCCTATATTGAATCGTGCCGGAAATGAAAAAAGGCCCCGAAGGGCCTTATAAGTATTTGATTTTCTTTAATATTCTTGGAGGCGCGAACCAGAGTCGAACTGGTCTAACCGGATTTGCAATCCGGGGCATAACCGCTTTGCTATCGCGCCAAGATCACTATCAAACAACTACAGCATTGCTGCAGTTTTTAAAAACTGGAGCGGGAAAACGGGTTCGAACCGTCGACCTCAACCTTGGCAAGGTTGCGCTCTACCAACTGAGCTATTCCCGCAAACATTCAAGCAACTACCCGTCACCTGAATCGAACGTACACAAGGCACATTCAAAACTGGAGCGGGAAACGAGTCATGCACTAGAGCGCTAAGTCTCTGTTTCCCAATCACTTTCTCCACTGTGGTGATCAGCGAAGAACTTAATTATAGCCTTGTTTTTCGCCCTCGGCAACAAAGTTCATCCAACCACTTCCACCAGCGTCCAAGGATGGTCCATCCACCCTCCGTTACGTCTGATGCGTCGAGCTGCTCAGCGGGGTCGCTATCGAACTCCAACTTGCGACGATCATGACTTGCGCTCGCTCCGCAGGCAGCGCGGGGTGGTGGCGCGTGGACTGCCTGGCACCTGGACG